ACGCTATTTTAAAAAGTAGAAAAACTGGGGAAATTAAATATATGCCCTTTGGTGATAATCGGTATGAGAATTTCCGCGATATGACTGGATTGAATTTATATCCTGATAAAATCCATAATGATAAAAAGAGACGAATATTATATAGATTGAGACATCATCACAATTTAAAGAATGGATATTATAGTCCTAGTTGGTTTGCCTATTTCATTTTATGGTAATATTAATTTTCTAAATATATAATATTATGAGTTGTTTTGATAATGTATTTACATTGAAAAAGGGTGAATTAGGAAAACTCGTTAAAAGTCTTGATAAATCTATACCGGTAAGCAAACTTAAAAAGGCTGATTTATTATGTATGTATTTTCAATTAACTAATACTATACCTCAACCTAAAACAACTAAATCAAAATCTAAAACAACTAAATCACAACCTAAACCACAACCTAAACCAAAAAAGCAAGAAATACAGGAGATTACAATGAAAGCAAAAAATAATAATTCTATTGATGCTATGAATGATAGAATAAGAGAAATTAATAAATTATTAAATAAAGAATATATAACTGGGAATGAGGTAGATTCACTTTTGAGAGAACGTGCCAAATTAGAGGATTATATAGAGTATGAGACTTAATATTCACTTTGAGTGTCTGCCGTCATATCACATGTATTACACAACTCAGCGTTTATATCACATTTTTTACAACAAATAACACAATGCCCGGGCATAGTCTCATCATCACTCATATATATGTTTCTATATGGTATTCGTTTTTTATATCCGTGTAATATCGCTAAGACTTTTTTATGCTTATTATATACATAAAAAAGTAGTGCTAAATCCGCTATTACATCGTCAAATAATCTTTTGTTAAAATTTGTCTTAATAATTTCTTCAATTTTGCTTGACATATATAATATATAATAATATATTTTATTTGTGATTTTTAATATAATATCTAATTAGATATAACTAATAAATGATTGGGGGTTCGGTATATAAAATTACTGACAACAATAATAATGTTTGCTATGTTGGTTCAACAACAAGAGATGTTAATAAACGATTTGCAGAACATAAATATAATTCATTACATTCTAATAAAGCGTTATATGTGTATATTAGAGCACACGGAATCAATAATTTTTCATTTAATGTATTACATACTTCACAATTCAATGATATTATTGAATTAAGAAAACAAGAGAAAACGTTTATTTTAAGTTTAGAACCAATGTTTAATATAAACATACCAACTCGAAATGCCTATGAATATAGAAGAGAAAAAAGAACCGAAATAAGGCGTTATGGTAATGAACGAATAGAATGTGTTTATTGTAATAAGGAATATTCAAGAAATCACAAAAGCCATCACGAAAAGACAAGTTATTGCTTAGATAAGAAAAATGAATTAGCATTAGAAATTAATTCAGCATAATTTTAGAATTTGCGGGTAGATTTTGAAATTAGATTTTTGTATCCATATTATGCCATAATATTTAAAAGAAATCAAATGATGGATACAAATAATTTGTAGGATTTTATGCCATAATATTTAAAGAAACTCAAATATATCCTACAAACTAATTAATAATACTTCTCATATAATTTTAATTGATTGCTTAGTAATTCATTATTTTTAATATGTAAATCACAAGCATAATTCATATCTTTAATTTGGTCTTGGTAATCATAAATTTTTCCCATTAATACATTACAATTCTCACAAAATAATGGTTTATCATCGTATTTTTTACAAGAGAATATTAATCCCATTATAATAAAACTAATCATAAAAATTATATGAGACATAATTATATGTTAAGTGAATTATTAAATACCGCTTGTAAGTTGGATAGAGATTATAAAATTTCATCACACGTTAAAAATATGATGATTGTTGTAAAAGATATTCAACCTTTAATTATTGTTGGATTGGGTTATTACAAGTATTTTTCCTTACTTAAATATTTAGTTTAATAAATCTCAAACCATCATAATTTTTTGTTAAGTCTATTAATGTTTTTTGATATGTTCGTCTAAAAACATTATATTTTCCATTTAGATATTTTACACAATCAATAATTTGTTTGGTTGTATATTCCATATATGAATGTCAAATAATTTAAGCAAAACTTAAATTCCATCTATAATTATTTATACCCATTGCGATTACATCAAAATTATATGTTAATATATTGCTTGCGGTATTGAGTCCAACTGATAGAACGGGGGCGAGCGTATAACCGGGGGTCGATATGTCCCCAGATGGTGAAAGCACGAATTTATTTAAACCGAGAGAAAATAATGTTGGTTCAACATCGCACGGATTAGTTTTAAATTTTAATTGGTTTGTTTCTTGTCCTTTTCCAGTATTTGACGCACTTGTAGAAAGCGGTATTGTGTCAAGAGCAAATAATTTTATAAAATATCCTGTCTGTGAGTTAGGATTAGCCGCGTTGCTATAATTCCATCTTGTGCGATATGCCGGCGGATTTGCGGGGTTGTTATTAGATTGGATTTGAAACCAAACACTGCCCTCGGTGGCTAAATTTCCGGTGGTAGTATTAATCCTAACAATCGCCCACACTGACTGTAAATCTTGAAAAGATAACGATGAAAGGTCAATAGGGGGCGTCCAGTTAATTTTACTCGTTCCACTTGATTTTACAAAACTCCAATAATTACCAGTAGCACTTGCCACGGGGTTTGCGGTGGCTGCGTCTCCTCCTTTCCATAATAATTGTTCTCCTGCTGTTAAATTAGACCATACAACATTATATGTTTGTGCAACTGTTGGCACTAATAAATTTAAAGACAACGCACGAAGCATTCCAGCACTAATACCAGAACTTGGTGTAATTTCAACATCATTAACATATAATTTCTTAGACGTCGTATTATCTCCAATTTTAACATCATTATTGAAGAGATATTCACTTGCCCCACGAAAATCGGTTTTGCTTCCTGTTTGATTATCTAAAACAAAACTTCCCATAACTGTATTTTGCTTGTAAATTTTAATATTATCACTATCAAAATTATTATTCAAAGTTAGTGCTTTTGCGTTATTTAAAATAACATTTTCGTTGCTTATAATATTGTTGTCAAATACATAAGAATTACTATTTATAAAAACTGTTCTTGAACCTTGTGTGTTATTAATGGTGAAATCATCAGTGCCGGAAGACATCGTACATGGTAGAGTTGTTAAAGATTGAATATTTAAAGCATCATTACAATTTAATTGTTTATAAACATCAATCACCCCATAATCACGAATAATTAAGTCTTCACTTTTATTTGTTCCGGTTGCGGTTAAACCATCGCTAATAATAACAGACCCTTGAATTGGTGTTATTAATGGTGTATCAGTTGTTAAAGCATTAATTGCGGTATTATCAGCAAAAGACGAAGAACCATCTATATTAAAAGCGATAACTTGTCCGTCTTCTGTTGGTGCAACTTTTGGAAATTCATAAAGACTGTCTAATGAATTATTGACAACATTTAAAGATGTAGCACCCACTTTCGAATAATAAAATATTGGTGTTGAACCACTTTTATTTGAAACAATTGACATATATATTATATTTTCATAATTATAATTATAAATTCAATATATATATATATTAATGTCTTGGATTTTTAAAGAATTGCGAAATTTTGCCAAAAAACCACTTGAAGAAGAACAAGATTTTATGGATTGGCTTGTGTTTGGTAATAGAAAGTATAAACCCAAAAAAATGACACCGGAAGCAATTGAAAAAGCTGTATCTATGGCAAACGATGAAATTTCACGAGCAATTAAAACCACACAAACTATTGATGATATAAAGGATAACATAAGAAACGAAGAATTATCACCAGCACCAAAACCATTTATACCCCCAGCACCACCTTTGCCAATATCACCAGAAGAAAAACAATTTGTTCCATTCATACCCCCAGCACCTCCTTTGCCAATATCACCAGAAGAAAAACAATTTGTTCCATTCATACCCCCGGCACCACCTTTGCCACCACAAAAAGAATTAATACCAAAACCAAGTCCCGAAAGTGTTATTTATCAAAAACCAGAACCAAAAGAAAATGAAAAAGACAAATTTTTAGAAAGCATAAGAAAAGGAACAACACTTAAACCAGTAAAAAAACCTGAAATAAAAATTAAAAAATCTTTTCTTGATGAACTTAAAGAAGCTCCAAAACTTACAAAAAAAGAAATAAAAATTATTCAAAAAGAAGTTAAAAAAGCTGAACCATCATTTAATGACCTAATAAAAGCAAATAAGAAATTCCAAGCATTAAGCAGAAATGTTGAGACTAAAAATGAGGATAATGATATAGATGACTTTGCAGGATGGGGCATTAAAAAACAAAAGATTAAAAAGGTTAAAAAGAAGCAACAAAAATATTATTATTATTAAATGACTGAAATTAACCGATACAATAATGGCAAGATTTATAAATTGGTAAGTAATGAAACTGACAAAATATATATTGGTTCAACTTGTAAAGAGAGATTGTGTCAAAGATTGGCAAAACATAAAGCAAATTATAAAGATTGGATAAAAGATAATAATAATGGGTATATATCAAGTTATGAATTATTTAAATTGGGAAACGTTGAAATTGTTTTATTAGAAAGTATTAATTGTAATACAAAGGATGAACTATTAAAGAAAGAACGTGAATATATTGACAAATATAAAGATATACTTGTAAATAATATACTTAAACCAATTATAACAAAAGAAGAAATAAAAGAACATCAAAAACAATATTATAAAGATAATAGAAATCATATTTTAGATATAAAGAAGGATTATTATGAAGATAACAAAGAGAAATTATTGAAAATAAATAAACAATATCGTAAAAACAATAAAGAAATATTAGCAAATAAAGGCAAAGAAAAATATGAAAATAATAAAGAAGAAATAATAAAAGATAGAATAGAATATTATGAAAAAAATAAAGAAGAAATAAACCAAAAAAGAAAACAAATATATAATTGTGAATGCGGTTCATCATTTAGAAAAAGTGATAAACTAAGACACGAAAAATCAAAAGCACATCAAGAATATATTAATTCATTACAAACTTAATTATTAATTTTATTATTATTTTATTTCAAATAATAATAAATATTTCAAAAAATTATTTAACTTAATAGATGCTTTTTTAACATCGCTTTCGTCATTCGTTTCCCGCCAGACATTCCAGAACCGAGACGAC